TGTCGCCAACGGCCACGGTCTTGCCCAGGGTGTAGTTGGTGCCCGCGCGGTAGTCCGCGCCGTAGCTGTTGTTGCCGTGGCTCACAAAGCCCGCCTTGTGGGCCATCAGCACAAGCAATCCGTGATCTGCGATGGTCAGGCCGGTCACATCCCCGCCAAAGGCTTTCATCTTCGTCAGGAACGTGTCATACGCCATGTTCACGCGAGGCGGCATGTTGGGGAGGCTGTACTGTGTGCCGTTGGACGCCAGTTCGGAGGACATGTACTTGCCGATCAGGATCGCCGGGTCCTCCACGTTATTCACGATAAACGCGGGGTGGACGTGATCCGGCAGGATGGGGTCAAATTCGTTGGATTTCTGCTTGGGATGCCGCACAAAAATACTGGGGTTGCCGTCCGCGTCCCGCAGAACGGTATTGCCCAGGCTGTCGGCATAGTATTCAAGCGCGGAGTTCGCCATGCTTATTCACCCTCGCTTTCGTTGGCTGCGGGCTGGGGGTTCACCATGCCCATCAGTTCTTCGTACTGTTCCTTGGTCAGCCGCCCGGAGGCGTAATAGGTGTCCAGCTTGTCCATCACGTCGGCCTTATCGTAGCCGCCGCGCTCGATGATGCGCTTCATCAGTCTGTATGCCATGGTCTTTTTCTCCTTTCTTATTCGTCAAGTCCGAGCTTCAAAAGATCGACCTCAAACATCAGCTCTGCCAGAATGTCATCCTGGTCATTCTGCTGGGCGTGAACAGCGCGGTACGGGGCCAGAGCTTCTTCATGCTCTCGCTGCCTGTCCTCGTCCCATTCGGCAATCTGTTCGTCGGTGGGCTGCTCCACGGGTTCAACCACGGGAGTATCATCCACGGGTACGGTTCTCTTTGCCACGGTTTACTCGCCTCCTTCTCCGGCTATCGCGTCGATTTCTTCTTGCAGATGGGCCTCGTCGTATTCCAGCTTCCGCTCCTGCGCCTGGGCGATGGATTGATACATGTTCGCAAACACTTTATCATCGCTGGCGTTGGCGGAAAGCGCGTTGATCTGCGATTGCAAATCGGCGGTCTGCCCCTGCAATTCCTGAATCAAGGCGCTGTACTGGCTGGGGTCAATGGGTTCCGGCTGGGGCGTGGGAGGCGTGTCCCCGCTGACCAGGATTGCGTCGCCCTGCTCAATCAGCCGCAGCGCGTAACTGTCCTCATAGTCAATTACTTCGCCGGTGGCAATGATCTGCACTCTCATCATGCCATTGTTTCACTCCTTTCGTCTTGGTGGGGAAATTGTATACAAAGACGGGTATTTTATTTCCCCGCCAATGCCGAAACCTGTCCCTCCAGGGTGGTGATCCGCTTTTCCAGAGAGCGGACATGTGCCTGGAACTGGCTGTACAGCAGGCGAATGTCTGCGTCCTCCATTTTCTCCGCCCTGCTGTATGCGTCCCACTGGCTGGCGTAGTTCTCCGCGCCCTCCGCCGCCTCGTTGGCCCGGCTGGCCGCTTGGTTCGCCGCCTGCGCCGCCTGGCTTGCTTTGGTTGCCGCGCCGTCCGTCAGAGCAAGCGCCGCGCCTACGCTTACTGGGTCTAATGCCATGCGCTTACCCTCCAATCTGCTTCCATGTGCCGTCGATGTCCTTCATCGCCATGTAGGATAGGTCGGCGGTGTAGGCCGTGCTGCCGGGGGCCGCTTCCTCCGGAAGGCTGCTCACCTTGTCGCTGCTTTTCAGCAGCAGGGAGAGCACGTTGCCCGGCTTCACTTCCACGATGCGGTAATCATCCATCGTTCTTCACGCTCCTTTTACTGGTTTTCCAGCGCGGAAAGCCGCTTGTCCAGGTCGCGGATCGCCGCCCGCGTCTGGTTTGCCAGCATGTCAAACGCGGCCCGCAGTTCTTGTGCGTCCTGTGCCTTGTTCGCCGCTTCCTGCGCCGCCTGAATGCCCTGCTCCATGTGGTTCAGAAGGGCGCTGGCAATCGTTTCCCCTCGAATCCACGTATGAGGCGTATAACTCGCCATCCCTCATCACCTCCATGCCATGTACAGGTAGCGGGTGTTCTTGCTGTTCACCCGCATGGTCGTATCGTTGTCCTGGTTGTTGTAGGCCTGCACAATGAAGCTGTTGCCGTACACCACCGCGCCGCCGTGATTTCTCGAAAGAACCGTCTGCGGCGCGGAAGCGCGCAAATTGCCGCACCCGCTGTGGTAATAGTTGAGCATCGGCCCGATCAGCACCACGCCCATGTCCGCGCCGCAGGCCACGTCCAGCGCATCGAAGGTTCTAAGGGAACTTTCACTGTGCCCGATTGTCAATTCCTGATATGGCGCGAAGATCGCCACTTTGCTGGGCGCGAAGCCAAGGTTGATCCGCTGTCCACGAACGCTTGTGTTATTCACCGTCAGCGTGCCCTGGCTCGATCCGTTGCCCGTATAGGTGCCGGCCACTGTCGGTTCCCCCCAGGCGTTCAGGAAGTCCACCGCAGCCGCTTCAAAAAAGCTGGTGTTGTGCGGGTTGTCCGTGTCGTTGATGTGGTCATACAGGCGCTTCACTACCCGTTTCAGTTTGCCAAACGCAGTAGCCAGGGTTTCTCCGCTGGCAAGCTCCTGATCCTCAGCCGCCGCGGAGTAGCTCGGCGTCTGGTTGTTGGTGGTCACGTTGGGCACGTTGCCCAAGCCCACTTGCGCCTTTGTCACGCTGTGCGGGTTGTCCGTCCGGGCAATGTGCGCCCACAGCCTTTTCAGTCCGCGCGAAATTTTCCCAAGGGATGTAGACAGCGTTTCGCCGCTGGCAAGGTTCTGGTCGCTGGACGCCTCCGTGAATGTGGGCCGCTGGTCGTTGGTTGTCACGTTCGGCACGTTGCCAAGGCCAAGCTGTTCTTTCGACACCCTGTGCGGGTTGGCGTAATTGGTGTAGTGGGCGTTGGCTGCGTTTTCGTCCCTCTCCACGTCCTCCGCCAGGGCATTGTGCGCCTCCGTCACGCTGCGGATGTTGGTGCTCTGCGCCTCGTTCACCCGCTGGATGGCCGTAATGGCGAACTCGTTGTTGTGGATGCGGGTATTGTGGGTATTCAGCCTGGTTATAATTTCCTGAATGGTGACAAGCGCCTCATTCAGTGCCGCCACGGTGTTCACAATGCCCTGCTCGATGTTGTTCAGGTTGTCCTCGTTCAGTGGCGTGCCCTCCTGGGCCACCGTGCCGGGGGCCGGGGTGTGGGTCACACTGTTGTCGCTGTTGGTCGTTTCCATGTAGGTGCGCGGGCGCTGCACGGCGCGGTTGTGCCAATTCGTCCGCGTGTAGTTTACCGCCATAATCTCACCGCCTTAATCATTGCTCTGCACCCCCCCTACTGAGACGCCCAGCTTGAAGCGGATCAGTATCTTGTCCACAAATTGGGTAAAGCTCACTTCCTCGCTTCTGTCCACCAGCACAGTGCCGTTCGCGTCGCAGAGCTGAAACTCCGTGGCTGGTGTGTTGCCGCTCTGGCGCTCAATGTAGAACGTCACGTGCACAGCGCCGTTTGTCTGCACTTGGGAGCTATTCAGGTTCGCCCTGTACCATGCGCCGCCGATCTTGTAGCGGCCATAGCTCACCATGTCCACGATGCGGTTTCTCAGCCCATTCAGAAGCGCGGCGGTGATCGTCGTAGTCGCCATTATCCAGTCACTCCTTCATCAGCTTTCGCTTCATCCACCTTACCGGCGTCAACCGGCAGCTCGTCCCAGGGCGCTATGTCGTTGGCATTGGTCAGCTCGTCCTCTGCGGCGAACAGATATGTCACATCGAAGTAATCCATATCCGCCGTCACGATGATCTCCGAACTGTTGTCAATCGTCACCGCGTCCAGCACGCTCCGCACGTTTTTCACGTTCAGGATGGCTTTCTGCGCCCATGAAATCACGTCCGCCCCATAGTTGCCTCCCGATACTGTCACACGGAAATGGTATGGATCGCCGCCGTATTCCCAGGCTTCTTCCACCTGCACCGTCTGGAAGTAACCTTCCAGAAAGTTGTAGATGGCCTGCGGTGTCCCGTAAACGGTATACAGGTATGTTGCGTTGATGATCCAATAGCGCTTCTGCTCAATGGTGCCGTTGTAGTCGTACAGGCATCCCAGCTCTCCGGCCAGTTCATCCAGCCGCCATTCCGGCATTTTGTAGGGGTCTTGTATGATGTCAATGCCATGCTGTGCCCCCTCGGCCACGAGCTGAAAAGCCCGTTCAATGGCCTTTGCCAGGGCATAGCCGTTTTTGTCGGCCAAAAGAAAGCGCGGCACAAGCCGCTCGATGTTGAAGCTGATATTCATTAAGTGTTCACCACCGTTAGCGTGATCGTGCCCTTGCAATGCTCGTTCGGGTCAATTTCGGTATACTCGGCGCTTTCCGCGCCGCTCATGCCGCTGCCCTCCAGGAATTGCACGCGCTCACATCCGGCCTGATACAGCATGGCGGTGAGCTTGTCGGGGTTGAAAGCCCTGCCAATGCGGTGATCCTGCCATGCCTGATACTCCGCGATGGCTCCCGTCACATCGTCGCCAATGCCCGCGTATTGGCTGTACCAAACCTTCACGTTCAGGGTATACGTGGCTTCGCCCGCCGCGTGCACCACAACATGGTCGGTAAGCGGCCTGGTGGTCACGGCGGAAAGCGCCTGCTCCACGCTGTTGAAAATGCTGGTCTGGTCAGCTCCGTCCGCCAGGATCAGGTAAATGCCAACATTGCCGCCGCCGTCGTTGATGGCCCGCGCGTCGATAATCTGCGTGCTCACGGCCATGGTCTGGCTTTCGTAAAGCTGCTCCGGCCCTGTGGTCACGGAGGCCAGGCCAAAGTTGCGGATGCGTTCGCGGTACACTTCCTCGTCCTCGGCGTCCACGCCGCCGCTGGCCGTCTCCGTCACGATGGCGCTCACAAATCCGTCCACGCTCTCAATAAATTGGAGCTGTGCGCCCTCGTTCAGGCCGTTGCCGATGGTTCCCGGCGTCTGGCATGTCACCGTCGTTTCAATGGTCTGCGCCGTTCCGGTCACTTCGATGTCCTCGCTCAGTACATAGATCATCGTGCCATCCGCCGTCAGCTCCGTGCCGGCCTCCAGCGTTTGGGCAATGCCCGAAGCCCGGAAGGTGATTTCCACCGGGGCCGTGGCGGCTATGGCGTCGATGTACACGCAGTTGCGCTTCTGCCCGTACTCTTTCAGGTAGTCGCCTGTGGCGTATGTCAGGGTGTCCATTCGCAGGGCGCTGTCCACCTTCGCCATGATCGCCGTGGCGATGGCAAGCACGCTCCTCAAAAGGATTTCTTTTTCGTCTCCTGGGTACAGAATGTCACCGCCCGCCTGAATGTAGGTGCGCAGCATTTCGTCCCAGGTCTTTTCCTCGTCGTAGTCCACATAATGCAGTTCCGACGTGTCCAAAATGCAAACCTCCCTCCTCAAATGCGAAATCGCCCGCGTATTTGCTATTCGTCAATGCCCACTTCGATCACGCATGTAATCAGGATTTCCCCGTTCTCGTCCTTCGTTGCCGCGGCTTCCGCCACTTCCACGTCCGGCTCCCACATCATTACCCGGTCAAGCTCCGGCAAAAGCGCCTGCCGCATTTCCTCCATGGGCAGGTGATACAGCGCCGGGTCGAATCCCCGCAGCCGATCATATGGCACTTCGCCCATCTGCGTCATCAGCAGATTTTTGGCGTTCTGCACCGTCCGGGCAATGATATTGTCGCTGATCTCAAACTCCACCGGCTCCTGCCGGTTGGTGATGATATACCTCGCCATGCGCCTGCCCTCCTTACCTTATTAAATCCATCGTAATCTTGGGCGTCGTGGGCACGCGCGTTATCTTCTTCGTGGTGATTTCGCAGTTGCGGCTCGTCGTTGCGCCTTTCTTTGTGCTGGAACTGCTCGTCGTGGTCGTGGCCTTGTTCTGCAAGATGCTGTTGGCAAGCGTCAGCCCGCCCGTGGTCTTGCCAGTGGAAGCGGATTTCGCGTTGGAAATCAGGCTTTTCAGCCCGTTGATTCCTTTTTCCACAAGGCCCTTTACCGCGCTCAGTGC